GTATGTTTTTGTATACTATTCACAACAACAATATACATTTACAGTACAAACAACAACAACGATTCCAATGGAAAACAACAACAACACATACACCACTAAGGTCATTGAAGCTAATTCTGGAAAGAATCAGCTAGTCAATGACCTGTATCAGCGCCGCATATATGACAGTGCGGTCGACGAGCTTAATGCTAAGGCCCGAAGGCCTAAGGTACACTTTCCTAAGTGTATCTCACAGGAGCAGGTCTTACTTGCCACGAACTCATACCCTGAGTTCGAAATCATGTTCTCCGCCACACAGAATGCAGTACATTCCTTCGCTGGTGGCCTAAGGGCCCTTGAGTTGGAATACCTGATGACTCTTGTACCGTACGGTTTCCCGACGTACGATATTGGGGGTAACTTTGCATCACATCTCTTTAAGGGAAGGTCCTACGTCCATTGCTGTATGCCAAATCTCGACATAAGGGACGTTGCAAGACATGAGAGTCAGAAAGAGAGTGTGAACTCTTACCTGGCTAAATTAGGAAGGACCAATAGAACACTCCCGCGTTTCCAAGTCGATGCTTTCTCAAAGTATCATGAAGCGCCTGATGATATCTGTTGTTTCAATAAATTTGAGGAGTGTTCAACTTCTATGGATGGGGATACGTATGCTGTGGCTCTACACAGTATTTATGACATCCCAGCTGATGGGTTTGGTGCAGCACTCTTGAGGAAAAATGTCAAATTCTGTTTTGCTGCATTCCATTTTTCTGAAAACTTGCTCCTTGAAGTTGATTCAGCGAACATGAGTGAGATTGGAGCATCTTTTACGAGATCTGAAGATAAGGTCTCTTTCTTTTTCCATGATGAAAGCACCCTGAACTACGAGCACTCGTACAAGAACATTTTACACTATGTAGTCAGGACTTTCTTCCCTGCATCTAATAGGTTTGTTTATCATAAAGAGTTTTTATGTACGAGAGTGAATACCTGGTTTTGTAAGTTTACTAGGGTTGATACTTATTCTCTTTTTAGGTCTATGTATAGTAAGCAGCCGAATACTGATGCGTTCTACGAGGCTATGGAAGACAGTTGGCATTACAAGAAGACACTTGCGATGTTGAACGTTGAGCGAACGCTCTTCAAAGACCACGCAGCTGTTAACTTTTGGTTCCCAAAGATGAAAAACATGGTCATTATGCCCCTCTTCCAGTCATCAATAGTGTCAAGAAAGACAAGACGGCGTGAGATTCTTGTTAACAAGGATTTCGTGTATACTGTTTTGAATCACATCAAGACATACCAAGCAAAGGCACTGACGTATCAGAATGTTTTGTCTTTTGTTGAGTCTATCCGGTCTAGGGTTATCATTAACGGTGTGACTGCTCGGTCAGAGTGGGATGTTGACAAGTCGGTTCTTCAACCGCTTGCAATGACTTTCTTTCTGCAGACAAAGTTGTCTGCGGTGCAAGATGAAATCACGGTGCAATATTTGAAGAAAGGTGAAGCCTCACTCTCAAGCCTTCTGTGGCAGAAGGTAGAAGGGTTTTTTGGAGATATGTTTCCGTCGCTCAAAGAGCAGTTAGTTTCAAGTGGTTTCATTAAAACTACGGAGAACAAACTTGAGATCAAACTTCCTGACTTGTACGTGACTTTCCCTGAGAGGTTTGTTACGGAATACAAGAAAACTGTGGACATGGAACATTTGGACATTTCGAAACCATTGGAGAAATATGAACAACTTTGGAAGGCGGTATCGGAATTGTCCACTTTGAGTGGAGATAATTTTGATTTTCCCCTCTTTGAGGATTTGTGCGCGAAGGCCAATGTCGATATTGATATTGCGGCCAAAGTCGTGAATGCTCTTAAAACTTCAGGTTTGACAGCCGCATACACAACTGCAACCGAAAAATCAGTTTCGGAGATCCTTTCGCTCCCAAAGAGAGATGATGACATAGAGAGAAGATATAATGCACTTCGGTGTGTGTATCAATGTCCCCCTCCAGACATAAGTATGAAGAAAGTTGCCGAGAATGACTTACCTTTGCAAGCTATTACGAATGAAGCTCGTGTCTTTGAATCTGTACCTGAGGACGAACTGTATAATTTCCAGGGTAAGTGTGTCAAAGAAATTCAATCGATGATCACTAGTAAGATGATCTACACAGGATCCTTGAGAGTTCAACAGATGAAGAACTATATGGATTACCTGGTAGCGTCTATCAGTGCGGCATCGTCGAATTTATCGAAGCTTATCAAGGATACCTATGGTTCGAACTATGACACAGAGACAAAGGCCGGGGTATATGATGTAAGGGCTAACAAATGGATCATTAAACCGCAAGATAAGGCTCATGCCTGGGGAGTTGTGGAAGATGAGAGTAGAAGAATTTTTGTGTCATCGCTCAAGTGGGGTGAGGAATTTCCGATCTGTGAGCCTACGTGGATCAAGGTCGCAGTATCGACTGATACGTTACTATACTCAGATGTGGGGAAATACAATGCCTGTGTTTCAACGGTCAGAACAGTGGACTTTCAAGAACCTAAAACAAAGATTATACTTGTTGATGGAGTCCCTGGTTGTGGAAAAACGAAAGAGATTCTTGAGAAGTGTGACTTCGAAACTGACCTTGTTCTTGTCCCAGGAAAAGAGGCTTCAAAGATGATCATAAAAAGAGCGAACGGAAAAGGTAATCTCTTGGCTACAAAGGACAATGTGAGAACTGTTGATTCCTTCTTAATGCACCCGAAGCCGAGAACGTACAAAAGACTCTTCATCGACGAGGGTCTTATGCTGCACCCCGGTTGTGTTTACTTTTTAGTCCAGATTAGTTGTTGTGAGGTTGCTTATGTTTACGGTGATACTCAGAAGATTCCCTTTATTAATAGGATAGCTAATTTTCCTTTCCCTGCTCACTTTGCCAAGTTACAATATAATGAGGTCGAGACCAGAAGGACGACACTTCGTTGTCCTGCAGATGTGACACATTACCTCAATTCAAAGTATGATGGACATGTTGTATGTACTTCGGATGTACAATCTTCGGTGACAGCCGAGGTAGTGCCGGGAAGAGGTACACTCAACCCTGTGTCCAAGCCCCTTAGAGGGAAGATTGTCACTTTCACCCAGTCTGATAAAGCTGAGATGCTTCATAGAGGATATAAAGATGTGCATACTGTTCATGAAATACAAGGTGAGACGTATGAAGACGTTTCCATTGTACGCTTGACCAGTACACCTTTGAGTATCATCTCGGCTGCGTCACCACATGTTTTAGTGAGCTTGACTAGGCATACTAGGTCCGTGTGTTATTATACAGTTGTTTTTGATCCCTTAGTTAAGATCATTACTGACCTGAGCAAGGTTTCAAGCTTTGTACTTGATATGTACAAGGTCGAGAGCGGTCCAAGGTAGCAATTACAGGTAGATTGTGTCTTTAAGGGGCACAATCTATTCGTGCCTACACCTAAGACCGGTGATGCACAAGACTTGCAATGGTACTATGATTTTTTCTTACCGGGAAATAGTACCGTTTTGAACTCCTTTGACGCTGTTACCATGAATATTCGTGATATTGCTCTGAATGTTAAGGATTGTACGATTGATTTCTCTAAGTCCGTTCCTATGCCTAAGGAAGAGCAGGGATATCTGACTCCGGTCATTAGAACTGCTGCTGAAAAACCAAGGAAACCTGGGCTTTTGGAGAATTTGGTTGCTATGATCAAAAGGAACATGAATGCACCTGAACTTTTTGGCACCATTGATATTGAATCGACTGCAGACGATGTAGTTGATAGCTTCTTCAGTGCTTACACTTTACCTGAGTTCTCCGGGATTGAGGGTGAGCTGATGACCCAAGATTCTTTGACTCGTTGGTATGAAAAGCAAGATTCATCAACAATTGGTCAGTTGACTAAGTGGGATTTCATTGATCTCCCACCTATTGATCAGTTCAAGCACATGATCAAAACGAGTCCCAAACAGAAGTTAGATGATTCAATTCTGAGTGAATATCCTGCGCTTCAGACAATTGTATACCACTCTAAACAGATTAACTCTGTCTTTGGTCCTGTTTTTTCTGAGTTGACAAGAATACTGCTCGAGAGAATCGACTCTTCGAAGTACTTGTTCTACACGAGGAAGACTCCAGGACAAATAGAGGAATTCTTTTCAGACTTGGATACAAATAACCTTATGGATGTCCTCGAATTGGATATTTCTAAGTACGACAAATCCCAGAATGAATTTCATTGTGCAGTTGAATATAAGATCTGGGAAAGGTTGGGTCTGAACAGGTTTTTAGGTGAAGTTTGGAAACGTGGGCACATGAAGACGACTTTGAAAGATTACGTCGCTGGTATTAAAGCTTGTATATGGTACCAGAGGAAGAGTGGTGACGTATCGACCTTCATTGGAAACACTATCATCATTGCTGCGTGCATATCTTCAATTGTTTCTACTGAGAAGGTGATCAAAGGGGCTTTTTGTGGAGATGACAGTGTTTTATATGTTCCCAAATCTTTCGATTCATCGATGATCCAAAGTCAAGCGAATTTGATGTGGAATTTTGAAGCCAAGTTATACCGAAAACAATACGGTTACTTCTGCGGACGTTATATAATTCATCACGATCGTGGTGCGATTGTATATTACGATCCTCTTAAGTTAATTTCAAAACTCGGGAACAAGGCTATTAAAGACTTTGATCATCTTGAGGAGTTCAGAATCTCTTTGTTTGATGTTTGTTCTACCTTATGTAATTGTGCATATTATACGCAGCTTAGTAAGGCTATCTCAGAGGTTTATAAGACCGCTGTAGATGGTTCGTTTGCTTTCAATTGTATTGTGAAGTATTTGAGTGATAAAGTTTTGTTTCGTAGTTTGTTTACTTCCCAGAAGCCATGTCTATTCAAACGTTCAAACCAAAGGTAACTGAGTTCTTAAACTTGACGAAGGTTGAGGAACTGTTACCTAAGTTCATGACTAGGCTTAAGTGTGTTTCTGTGTCTTCCAAGGATGTAGTGGAGGTCGGTGACCCGTCTTGCTTGACGGACATCAATCTCCTCAAGGGTGTGGTCTTTGATAAGTATAGATATGTTGGTATCCTAGGTGTGATCGTTTCTGGTGAGTGGCTACTCCCGAAGAAGATCCGCGGGTCTGTTGCCGTAAGTCTTGTCGACAAGAGGTTGACCGATGTGCGTGAAGCAGTGATCGGATGCTATAAGGCGCAAGCGAAGTCGAAAACTTTCTCCTTCAAACTTGTTCCGAATTACTTCGTAACTGCTAACGATGCAGCGAGAAACCCTTGGCAGCTTATGGTACAGCTTAGCGGACTTCGTTTCGAGGAAAGCTGGTCACCTCTTACCTTAGAGGTTGTGTCTGTTGTTATTTGTGCTAATTCTATAGTGTCTAAGGGTTTGAGAGAGAAAATTCTTCAGGTTGGTGATGAGAACATTGATTTCGAGAAAGCCGTTGATGATTATATCGATAATGTTCCTTCTTTCGCTAGCTTGAGGAATTTAAGGTATGGTCGTGGTCCGAGTTTTAGGAATCGTTCTAGTTTCCAGAAAAACCAAAAAGAGTTCCGTGGTTCGAAAAGTAAGGGTAAGTTTGTGGGTTTAAAGAAGGAGAGTGAAGAGTTTGTTGGGCATTTAGATGAGGGTCTAGATGATAATGATGGAACTGAGTCATACGCAAGTTCCGATTCGTTTTCTTCTATTTCCGCAATCAATGGTGTACCAAATCACTTCACCCAATCAAGTCGCTTACCTTACAGCGTCATGGATCCCGTCCGTGACGCTCATAAACCTTTGTAACAGGGGACTTGGACAACTGTTCCAGGCCCAGGCAGCAAGAGATGTTACTCGTGAACAATTCTCAAACTGTCTTGGTGTTCTGGTGACAGAGGACACTAGGTTCCCTGAGACTGGGTTCTTTGTTTATTTGAATGATCCGGTTATTAAGCCTATATATGAGGCTCTTATGAAGTCCTTCGATACCAAGAATAGAATTATCGAGGTAGAGGAGGAAAGTCGTCCCGGAAACGGCGAAATACAATCCGCCACTAGGCGGGTTGACGATGCAACTGTTGCTATAAGGAGTGAGATTCAGAACATGTTAAATGTACTGGTCAATGGTGGTGCCTTTTATAATCGCACCTCCTTTGAACGTATATTTACATGGACCGAAGCTTCTTCCTCAGGTAACTAGTTGTCTCGGTTAAAGTTCCGTAACTTAAATACGGCGTGGTGTATACGATAATACATAGTGCTTTGACATTCACTTTAATCGAATGTCTTTCACCGCTCGGATGGTCTGTTTGTCTTCCCGTAAGGAAAAGAACAGTGGTGGTGAAATAAAAAACTAGGGGTTCGAATCCCCCCTGACCCCGGGTAGGGGCCCA